CAGACAATACCACGAGTTATCTGGTTAGACTGAGGGTCTCAAGTAGTCATCAACCGGACATACGAAAGTGGTTGACTCAACGATGAACAAGTAGTAAGATGCACCACAGATTCACGAAGTACCGCTAGGCAACTAGCATTGCTCTTTAACAATATGGATTAGTCAAAGCTGATATGTACACCATGACAATAGTGTTTAACTAGTGGTTACATTCGGGTCTCTGGCAAGGTACGTCCTGTCACCCTGAGAGTAACCACAACGATAACCACTAACTAACAGGGTAGAACCATCATGTATCAAATCATCGAGAACGGAAAGGTAATCCACGAGTCTCCCAACAAGGGCGTCGCATGTCAGTGGGCCTTCATCCTAAAGAATACACAGGGCCGCAAGGTAAAGGTTCAATTCAGTCCAAAGCACTAGCGGTTAACGACAGGTCATCCGAGAGGTGGCCTGAAAGATAACCACTAACCAACACAGGATATACACCATGGAACGTAACGCTAACGCATATTATGACCTTCTGGCTGCAACTGTCGAGCTGTTCAACGAGCGCATCCAACAAGATGAACTCACCGAGCAAGACGACTGGTCTGATGCACTGCACGAGGTGGTAGACGGTCAGGTTCCACACTATTACAGCGAGATTTTTACGGTGATGGCCTCCGATGGTATCGACCACGAGTTTGACGATTCGGGTCTCATGCCGGACACCAAGGACGTAAGCCGAATCTGTCAGGCTCGCATCTATGAGGCGCTGTACAACGACGTATTGAACGACTCTGGGATTGTCTGGTACGAAGTGGATGAAGAGGGCGACTGTGATGATTAAGTACGGACTCACTCAGGCAGACATTAGGCATTACCGCTGGTTGCTCTCACTGGGTAGACCGCACGACTACCTAATGATTCACCTAGCCCATACCTACCGCACACGCAAGGTGATGTATGGTAACCCTGTTCGTAATTAGTATGTACGCCCTGATTGTCCTGTACTTTGTGCGGGACTTTCGTAAGGGCCTCAAGGTGCACAAAGCATCATTCAGTTACCTGAAGTGGGGCGTGTTGCCTCGCTTTACTGTACGGCTACCTAATGGCCGCTTTAAGGCCAACAAAGTGGGGATATTCTATGTCGCAACGCATTGACATGAAACACATACGGACCGCTTTACATGTAATGGCATACGGTGCCAGTGATGTGTACACTAAGCGCCTATTAACAAGGTGTCGCAAGATGACCGCGCGGCAAGCAGCTGTAGCTGTTAAGTGGGCAAGGCTCACACTCCTCTCATACCAATAACCAAGCACGCTAACACACCATAAGGAAACAACCAAATGAACTACACCGACATGCAAGCACGCTTAGACGCCATCCGTAACCTGCCAATCTGTGAACTCGACAAGCGCCAGCCGCTGCTGGTAGCACTCATCGCGGACATTGTGAACTGCGAGACGTCCGACGGTGACGATACGGACAGCGATTGGGGTCTTGAGCGTCAGTCCTATTGGGGCACCTTGAGGCTCAAGGCACTGGATGCTGGCTTCTCCCTTCTGGGAAATGGGCACTTCAGCGCAGCGTTTAAGCACGAGCTGCTACCGGGTAGGGTCATTAAGGTGGGATTTAAGAAAGAGGACTCAGGTGCTGCATATGTGGCATTCTGCCGGATGCACCAAGGCCGGGTAGGGATTCCTAATGTCTATCACGTAGCGCGTCACGCTGGCTGCTACACGGTGGTACTTGATGAGCTGGTGCCCTGTCGGCTCGGGATGAACCCTGTGCACGAACATTACGCGGACCTTGCTAACTACTTTGTGGAGACCGACGAAGAACCAGAGGAGCACCACGAGAAGGACCTAGCGTTTATCGAGACATGCCAAATGATTCATAAGTTCTTCCACGGGATAGCATCCTTCGATATGCACAGCGGCAACATTATGTTCACCAAAGACGGCAGGCCAGTAATTACCGACCCGGTGTCATTCTCAGCGGACCAGGACCGTGAGCCTTTCTCGCTGGAACCTGAAGAACTGCTCGCAGAGATTGAGCAGATAGCGCACGCCAAGATGGTTGAACGCTGCAAGCGCAACAAGGCTAAGCGTGACCCGAACGGGGAGCTGCGCATCGCACGCCGGAAGGCCAATAAGGCACGTAGAGCACGCCGGAAGGCACACGCTAGGTGGCGTGAGGAGCGTGAACGTGAACGCGAGCAGTACCACGTAGACGCTCTAAAGTACGACCTTGCGAAAATAGAGGAGCGGGTACTGGCGTGGCACATAGGACCCGGCCTAGCGATACAAATGGGCAAGCCGTTACCAATCGATAACTACCTTCAGGGTAGACTCATGGGTTAACAAGGTGTATCTTAGGTGTCTCCACAGCGAGGCACCAATAGATAAACTTTATTCACAAAGAGGCACACAATGAACGCATTAAACATTGCACGTAATGACTTCTCAGAGATTGAACTAGCCGCTATCCCGTACAATATCCTCAGCGAGCACTACGGGGACAAGCTGGCACGCGAGCAGTTAGCACTGGAGCATGAAGCGTACGAGCTTGGCGAGCAACGTTTCCTGAAGATGTTAGAACGCCAGGTGAAAGCTGGTGAGTTCGCTGACAACGTGGCCGCTAAGCCGCTGGTCCTAACGTTGCATCCGCAGCTGACCAAGCGTATTGACGACTGGAAGGAGGAGCAAGCAAGCGCACGCGGTAAGAAGCCTCGCGCGTACTATCCGATTAAGCACGGCGTGGCCTCGGAGTTAGCCCTTAGCATGGGCGCTGAGGTGCTTAACGAGAAGCGTGGCGTGTCCAGTGAGGCTATCGCACTACTGACCATTAAGGTCGTCTTAGGGACGCTCACAGACGCCTCAAAGGCCACCATCCAGCAGGTATCCTCGCAGTTAGGTAAGGCACTTGAGGATGAGGCCCGCTTCGGCCGTATCCGTGAGCAGGAAGCCGCCTACTTCAAGAAGAACGTAGCGGACCAGCTGGACAAGCGAGTGGGTCACGTGTACAAGAAGGCTTTCATGCAGGTCGTTGAGGCCGATATGATTTCCAAAGGGATGCTGGGTGGCGACAACTGGGCCAGCTGGAAGACCGACGAGCAGATGCACGTGGGGACCAAGTTGCTGGAGCTGCTTATCGAGGGGACTGGTCTGGTGGAAATGACCAAGAACAAGATGGCAGATGGCTCCGACGATGTGACCAGCATGCAGATGGTCCAGCTGGCTCCGGCCTTTGTGGAACTCCTAAGCAAACGAGCGGGCGCACTCGCGGGTATCAGCCCGATGCACCAACCGTGCGTAGTCCCTCCGAAACCTTGGGTTGAAACCGTAGGCGGTGGCTACTGGTCAGTCGGTCGTCGCCCGCTGGCACTGGTTCGTACCCACTCCAAGAAGGCACTGCGCCGCTACGCAGACGTGCACATGCCCGAGGTATACAAAGCGGTAAACCTCGCGCAAAACACACCGTGGAAGGTGAACAAGAAGGTGCTGGCGGTAGTCAACGAGATTGTCAACTGGAAGCACTGCCCGGTGGCTGACGTCCCGGCGATTGAACGCGAAGAGTTACCACCACGCCCGGACGATATCGACACCAACGAGGTGGCACGTAAGGCATGGCGCAAGGAGGCCGCAGCGGTCTACCGTAAGGACAAGGCCCGCCAGTCTCGCCGTTTGTCAATGGAGTTCATGGTCGCACAGGCCAACAAGTTTGCTAACCACAAGGCCATCTGGTTCCCGTACAACATGGACTGGCGCGGACGTGTGTATGCTGTGAGCATGTTCAACCCGCAGGGTAACGACATGACCAAGGGTATGCTGACGCTGGCCAAAGGCAAGCCAATCGGTCTCGATGGGTTCTACTGGCTGAAGATTCACGGTGCAAACTGTGCAGGCGTCGACAAGGTTCCCTTCCCTGAGCGCATCAAGTTCATCGAAGAGAACGAAGGCAACATTCTGGCGAGCGCAGCGGACCCGCTGAATAACACTTGGTGGACCCAGCAGGATTCTCCGTTCTGTTTCTTAGCGTTCTGCTTCGAGTACGCAGGCGTTAAGCACCACGGCCTGAATTACAACTGCTCGTTGCCACTGGCGTTCGACGGGTCATGCTCCGGGATTCAGCACTTCAGCGCAATGCTCCGCGATTCCATCGGTGGCCGTGCGGTTAACCTGCTGCCTTCTGATACCGTACAGGATATCTACAAGATTGTAGCTGACAAGGTTAACGAGGTACTCCACCAGCACGCGGTCAATGGGTCTCAGACGGTGGTCGAGCAGATTGCCGATAAAGAGACTGGCGAGTTCCGCGAGAAGGTAACGCTGGGTGAGTCCGTGCTGGCTGCTCAGTGGCTGCAATACGGTGTGACCCGTAAGGTGACTAAGCGTTCGGTCATGACGTTGGCGTACGGCTCCAAAGAGTTTGGCTTCCGCCAGCAAGTTCTTGAGGATACCATTCAGCCTGCTATTGACAACGGCGAGGGCCTGATGTTTACGCATCCTAACCAAGCTGCTGGCTACATGGCTAAGCTGATTTGGGACGCTGTGACCGTGACCGTAGTGGCCGCTGTCGAGGCAATGAACTGGCTGAAGTCTGCCGCTAAGCTGCTGGCTGCTGAAGTCAAGGACAAGAAGACCAAAGAGGTGCTGCGTAAGCGCTGCGCAATCCACTGGGTAACACCAGATGGCTTCCCGGTGTGGCAGGAGTACCGCAAGCAGAACCAAGCGCGCCTGAAGCTGGTCTTCCTCGGGCAGGCCAACGTCAAGATGACGTATAACACTGGGAAGGACTCCGAGATTGATGCCCACAAGCAGGAATCTGGTATCGCTCCTAACTTTGTCCACTCACAGGACGGCAGCCACCTGCGCATGACCGTAGTACATGCCAACGAGGTCTACGGGATTGACTCCTTCGCACTCATTCACGACTCCTTCGGGACCATTCCGGCTGACGCTGGGAATCTCTTTAAGGCAGTCCGCGAGACGATGGTAAAGACCTACGAGGACAACGATGTAATCGCCGACTTCTACGACCAGTTCGCTGACCAGCTGCACGAGTCACAACTGGACAAGATGCCTGCTGTTCCGGCCAAAGGTGACCTGAACCTGCGCGATATCTTAGAGTCCGACTTTGCGTTTGCGTAAGGTCTCAGGCAATTAGGGCACACTATAGGGAACCTTCGAATGACCGAGGGTTCCATTACTTAAAGTCTTAACTTAAAGAATACTTAAAGAGGCACGCTATGACTTACTCAATCGTTGTAACCATCTTGTTAATCGTATTAATAGTCCTGTTCGTAAGGGCCACAACACGTCTCGCTACCTGCGAGTCCACCCTTGAGAAGCAGGCCAAGAGTAACGAGGAGTACACAGGCATCTTGCACGATAAGGTGTGCCGCTTGTCCGAAGATAAGGTATCACTCAATAAGCAGGTGCGATGGCTTGAGTCAAGACTTGAGGAAGAGAAACAGAAGGTGCGCGATGAGAACGAACTCCGAGAGCACCAGCGTGAGCGTATGAAGTTCCTCCGCAAGTCGCTGAAGGAAGCCCAAGACGAGCTGATGCTGGTCTCAGACCTGATTCACGTTAAGTTCACCGCTGTGTTGCCGGACGGTACGCATTCTAAGACGCTCTTTAAGTTAGGACTCGGGCCGTGTGGTCTGCACGTCAAGTCCCTGCGCTGGACCGAGCTGGAAGACCGCTATCTGATAGACCAGCTGTGCACCAACGGTGAGCGCAAGCAGTTCGTCTACTACAAGAGCGAAGTAGTAGGACGCATCGAGTTCCGCCACGGTAAGATTTAATTAGGACACACTATCAGGAACATACTCAAGGTCATCACGTTTGGTGGCCTTCATGAATGTCCCTTACTATCACAATCAGGAGCAACACCATGTATCAGAACACAATCAACTTTGAGCGCACCCGTGAACGTCAGCAGACCGAGGGTTATATTCCTAAGGGCCGCAAGCTGAACAAGACGAAGCGCGGTGGTGGCGTGAAGGGTTCCTTCCGTAACGCGAAGGGTGACAGCGTCGTTAACCAAGAGAAATACTTCGTAGGAGCGTAACAAATGGCTGAGCAAACTAAGTACCTATTTGATGGCAGCACAGCCCAATGGTCACGGCTGGGGGCTACAGAGCGTAGACTGCGTGACGAGACGGGACTCCACGTCATCATGGCGTACCTCTCGTGGAATCATACAGTCTCTCTCTCGGTATACGAGCCTCACCCAGATGGTGACGTGCTGTTAGTTGAGAAGTCCTTCAGTCGCTGGTCGATTGACTCAGCGTCAGACTGGTTGGCAAAGCTCACCGCCGACTACTCAAGCTGGCAGTAATTAGGACACACTATAGGCAGACTCAAGGTCATCGGATTCCGGTGGCCTTTATGATTGCTTATTGAACACTAAATGAACACTACACATCGGAGACATCATCATGATGAACATTAAGACCAACCCCTTTAAGGCCGTATCGTTCGTTCGCTCTGCTATCGAGAAGGCGCTGGAAGTATCCGGTTACCTCATCGCAGACACTAAGCACGATGGTGTACGCGGGAACATTTGCGTAGACAATACAGCCAACTCAGCGTGGCTCAGCCGGGTATCCAAGACCGTTCCCGCCCTTGAGCACCTCAACGGTTTCGACCAGCGCTGGCAGCAGTTACTGAAAGATGACCGTTGGATTTTCCCGGACGGCTTCATGCTCGATGGTGAACTCATGGTCAAAGGCGTGGACTTCAACACCGGGTCTGGCCTGCTGCGTACCAAGTGGCTCAAGAAATACAACATGGAGTACCACAACGTGTCAGTAACACCAGACATGCTGAAGCCTCGCAAGGTTGGCGTTGCTAAGCGTGTTCGTACCGAGTTTAGACTATCCGCCGCGCACCTCAAAGTTGTCCTCTATGATATCATTCCGCTTGACATTATCGAGTCAGGTGATGACTACAGCGTGATGACCCTCCTGCGCCTTGAGCACGTCAAGGTAGCCTTACCAGTCCTGCAAGACCACTTCCCCGAAGTCGAGTGGTGCCTCTCTGAGTCCCATGAAGTTTACGACATGGACGAACTCGATGCGCTTTACCGACAGAAACGGGAAGAAGGTCATGAAGGTCTCGTGGTTAAGGACCCTCGCGGTATCTATAAGCGCGGCAAGAAGTCCGGCTGGTGGAAGCTGAAGCCAGAGAATGAGGCTGATGGTATCGTTGTGGGACTCAACTGGGGAACTCCCGGTCTTGCCAACGAGGGCAAGGTGATTGGCTTCGAGGTTCTCCTTGAGTCTGGCCGCGTTGTCTCCGCCAACAACATCTCTCAGGCACTTATGGAAGAGTTCACGCGAGCAGTGGAGGCCACAGCAGACCATCACGAAGGTTCCTACACTAACCCTTATGATGGCTGGGCGTGTCAAATCAAGTACATGGAGGAAACTCCAGACGGCTCTCTGCGTCACCCATCGTTCGACAAATGGCGCGGGACAGAAGCTGACCCTACCATCAAGATGTAATTAGGACCCACTATAGGAGACACCAAATGTCTATCAACCTGATTCTAATCATCGTGTTCATACTCGCGGCTATCGTGTGGTCAATGAACGACGAGCCACCTAAAGGAGCATAGCCATGCGCTTACACTTCAATAAATCCAACGGTATCTTCTCGGTTCGCCGGGAGGACCGCAGCACTGTAGCAGCCACTGAGCGCCACGGTAAGATTCCACGTATCGGCGACACCTTCGAGCTGGCACCCAGCGTGCACATCTTGGTTACTCGCGGTCTCTACGAATTGGCTCAGACTAAGAGCCGTCCTTTCGTACCCGTTGTGGTAACCAAGTGGCCACGCCTTCGCCTGTTCTGGGAGCGTATCAAGGAGGTGGTAAATGACTGACCAAAAGATGATCGCTGTTCACAAAATTGTGGACCAGAACAAGGAACTCGATGACTCCACTATGGAGTGCGCTGTGGCCTGCTATGGCGTGGACTGCGATGACTGCCCGATGCTGAGAGTTAGCACTCTCGGAGAGGTGCGCGATATGGACGACCGCAATGCGCCTAAGGTCAAAGAACCAGCCGAGCCTAAGGAAGACGATGGCGTCAAGCAGCCAAGTCATTACCAGCTGTTCGAAGGCGTCGAGGCCATTGAGGTGATTGCCCGCAGCATGACCCAAGAGATGTTCAAAGGGTACTGCCTCGGGAACATCCTCAAGTACCGCCTTCGTGCTGGTAAGAAGTCAGAGCTGGCAACCTTAGAGAAAGACATGGCGAAGGCCACTTTCTATCTGGAACTTTATGAGAAACACAAGGGGTTGTGTCATGATTGAGTTAACACCTAGTCGTATTGAAATCCTGAAGTATTGGGCAAAGGACTTCCTCAGAATCTACCAGACTGAGGACTTCACCAAGGAGGAGCTGGAGTTCATTGAGGAGATTCTTAGCGATGAACCCGAGTGACTGGTGCCGAGCGATGTACGAGAAGACGCTCGACCCTGCGTACATCACCCTGTACAACATGTGGAAGGAGCGAGAAGATGCAAAAGTTCGTCGTAACGGTCGAGACAGCTAACGCTTCGTATGAACTCCCGGTTCACGCAGAGTCTCTTGAGGAGGCCCTCGAAGTTGCCGAGGCGGAGTACGAAGAGTTAGGCCAAGTGACTCGGGTACGCCCGGATACTAATTTCGGGTTCGACCTGTAGTCATTAGGACACACTATAGGGACACAGGTTGTCCCTCTTTCTGTTATAAACCAAAGGAGATTAATCATGGCATTCGCTAAGAAGAAAATTTACACCACCAAGATTGGTACCTGTGAGCCGTATGCTTACTTCAACAAGCCGGACTATGGCGGTGAGGGTTTTGAGAACCCACGCGGTACTTACAAAGGTTCCGTAACGTTCAAGAACGAAGACTGTCAGGAGCTGGTGGACCTCATCGTTAAGACTCATGAGGAAAACTACGCGGCCCGTCTGGAAGCGCACGAAGCGAACCCGCCTAAGGTTCAGAAGGGTAAGAAACCTCTGAAGCCGTATGAAGGCGACATGCCGTTCTTCGACAACGGCGATGGCACCACCACGTTCAACTTCAAGTGCTACGGTTCGTACGAGGACAAGAAGACTGGCGAGACCAAGAAGATTGTTCTGGGCGTAGTAGACGCGAAGGGCAAGCGCATTCAGGACGTTCCGATTATCGGCGGTGGTTCCAAAGTGAAGATTCGCTTCTCACTGGTACCGTACGGCTGGTCCGCTGTTGCGGGTGCCTCCGTTAAGTTGCAGCTGGAAGGCGTGATGCTGGTCGAACTGGCTACCTTTGGTGGTGGCGAAGACGACTGGGCTGACGAAGCTGTAGAAGGCGGTTACGAAGCGGACGAACCTCGCAGCCGTAAACCTCAGGAAGACCCGGAAGACTGGTCTGGTGAGGAAGAGGACGAAGGTGAAGCCGAAGAAGACGATGACTTCTAATGGCTGCCTATGGGGCCAAAGGGATTCGGAAGGTGGGTGCCTTCCGGTCTGGCCTTGAGGACAAGGTGTCCAAGCAGTTAGAATCAAAGGGCGTCACGTTCGACTACGAATTGTGGCGCATCCCTTACGTTATTCCTGCGAGTGACCACCTTTACACTCCAGACTTCTTGTTGCCCAACGGTATCTTCGTGGAGACTAAGGGTCTCTGGGAAGCCGAGGACCGCAAGAAGCACCTACTGATTCGTGAGCAGCACCCGGAGCTAGACATCCGGTTAGTGTTCTCATCGAGTCGCACTAAGATTTACAAAGGGTCGCCCACCAGTTACGCTGAGTGGTGCGAGAAGCATAACATCTTGTTTGCCGACAAACTGATTCCCGTAGACTGGCTGAAGGAGCCGAAGCGTGATGTACCGTTCGGCAAGTTCAAGCAGAAGAAAGGAGCAAAGTAATGATTCACCCCAAACTTGAGATAGTGCCTACCGATTCCTGCATCGAATGGACAGGAGCGCACCACAAGAATGGATACGGAGTCATCTCCCTTAACCGCAGGGTTGCCCACGAGCTGGGCGTGTCGCGTGTACAGTTCGTCCACCGAGCGTCATACATACAGCACAAGGGACCCATTCCTAGTGGGCTTGTAGTCCGCCATACGTGCGACAATAAGCGCTGCTATAACCCTGAGCATTTGCTGCTTGGGACACAGAAAGATAATGCAGACGACGCTGTGGAGCGTGGCCTGTCTAAACGAAAACTAACCGATGCAGATGTGGAGGTAATACGCTCATCCAGTGAATCTAACAGGAAGTTAGGTAAATACTATGGAGTCAGTGCAACAACTATCTATCACATTAAGCACGGCACTAAATGGAGACACGTAAATGCCTAAGGTACAATTCACTAAACGAAAGGAGACCTCTCAGATTTTCGTACACTGCTCCGCAACCAAGCCGTCTATGGACATTGGTGTCCGGGAGATTGCTCAGTGGCACAAGGAGCAGGGGTGGTTAGCAATTGGATACCACTTTGTGATTCGTCGTGATGGCACCGTTGAGGCTGGCCGAGACCAAGACGCCGTAGGTTCCCACGTCAAGGGGTACAACTCGACTTCTGTCGGTGTGTGTCTGGTAGGTGGTATTGACGCCAAGGGTAACCCTGAGGCAAACTTCACACCTCAGCAGATGAGCGCACTGAAGGGATTGCTACACGAGCTTAAGGGGACCTACCCCAATGCTGTCATTATGGCACATCACGATGTAGCGCCGAAGGCTTGTCCGAGCTTCGACCTGCAACGCTGGATAAAGACTGGCGAACTGGTCACTTCTGACCGGGGCTGACATGGTTACTCAGGCTCTCATCATATTCGGATTACCAATCTTGATAGTTGGCACACTTTACTGTATCAACAAGGAATGGTTCAGCGACGGACAAGAGTAGACAATTAGGGCACACTACAGGGAGACAATTACGTTTCCCTGTTGTCGCACATTCTGTACAAATTATGGTCAGGCTAAGGTGCACTTGGCGTAGCGCTGCGTTTCATTCGGGTTCGATTCCCGGACTGACCACACCAACGGAGATTACTTTATGAACAACTTAAAAGACTTCGACATAATCCCACTGTTGGCGTATGGCGTGCTCGGGCTGTGGGGCGTGACATTCCTCATAGCGTTCTTCATGTCATGTAGTGACGGGACAGCGTTATGAGTTACGGAGACAGTCAAGAGGATGGTCAGGAGAGCATCTTCCTGTTCCACGCTCCGTGCGAAAACTGTGGTTCTTCTGATGGTAACTCAGTGTACTCTGACGGGCATTCGTACTGCTTCGTGTGTCAACACCGAGTGAGAGGCTCAGAGGAACGTACCGAAAAGTTATCATCGAGAAGACCCAAAGGAGGGAATTACGGGATGAATACACAAGGCGCAGGACTATTGGTATTCGGTGAGAGTGACGGTCGGTACACTGACCTGACTGCTCGTGGTATCTCAAAGGCGACATGCCAGAAGGCTGGCTATTGGGTCGCCAAGGTCAGAGGGACTGCCTATCAGGTGGCTGACTATCGTGACCAGAATGGCTCCATCGTCTCTCAGAAGTTGAGGGACAAGGAGAAGAACTTCTCTACCCGAGGGTCCCACAAAGGGGATGCACTGTTCGGTAAGCACCTATGGAACGGTGGCAAGAAGATTGTCATCACCGAGGGTGAAATCGACATGTTAACCGTTATGCAACTTCAGGACTGTAAGTGGCCTGTGGTTTCTCTCGGTCACGGTGCGTCAGCCGCTAAGAAAACTTGTAGTGCAAACTATGAGTATTTCGATAGCTTCGACCAGATTATCCTGATGTTCGACATGGATGACCCCGGTCGGGCAGCTGTTGAGGAAGCCGCTCAGGTTCTCCCTCCCGGTAAGGTACACGTAGCGGTGCTGACCGAGAAGGACGCCAACGAGTGTTTACTCAAAGGTAAGGGCAAGGAGGTTCTAGACCAGATATGGAACGCAGCACCTTGGGTACCCGATGGTGTCATCGGTGCGATGTCCATGAAGGACCGAGTGCGCGAGGCCATGACCAGCGAACAGAGCGTAGGATACCTTTTCTCGGGATGCCCGGGACTGAATGACCGAACCTTGGGTGCACGTGGTGGCGAAGTCATCATGGTCACTTCTGGGTCAGGAATGGGTAAGTCTACGTTCGTTCGCCAGCAGGCCCTAGGGTTCGCCAGAGGGCAAGGGCTGAGGGTAGGCATGGCGATGCTTGAGGAGTCCGTAGAGGAGACCATGGAGGATGTCCTGGGGATTGCTAACGGCATCCGCTTACGGCAGCAGCCTCGGGAGTTCAAGCAGAAACTGATAGAAGACGGGACGTATGACAAATGGTTCGATGAGCTGTATGGCACCGACCAGTTCCATCTCTACGACTCCTTTGCGGAAGCCGAGGTGGACCGCCTGCTGGCCAAGCTGCACTACATGCGCACAGGGTTGAACTGTGACGTAATCATTCTGGACCACATCTCAATCGTAGTGTCTGCCTCGGAGGAATCCGATGAACGCAAGATGATTGACCGACTCATGACCAAGCTGAAAGGGTTCGCTAAGTCAACCGGAGTGGTACTTATTGTTATTTGCCACCTGAAGAACCCGGAGAAAGGTAAAGCTCATGAAGAAGGACGTGCTGTTTCCATTACTGACCTACGTGGGTCTGGGTCTCTGCGCCAACTCTCTGATACTATCATTGCCCTTGAGCGTAATCAGCAAGGGGACATTCCTAATCTTGTCCTCCTTCGTATTCTCAAGTGTCGCTTTAATGGTATTGGTGTTGGCATTGCGGGGTACATGGAGTACAACGAAAAGACCGGACTCCTTGAACCGTCTAGCTACACTGGCGGAGAAGGAGAGGGAGATACTGGCTGGGAAGGTCACGAAGAAGACGACTATTGAGTCAGACTGGAAGTTAACAACACAATGTAATTGCCCTTGGGATAGACCGTGCGTCTGTCCTGACCGGGCTTAATCAACCTGAGGAGAACCATCATGTTTAAACTTATCGAAGCATTAGGCCGTCTGGTCATCGCTCTGTACATCCGTGAAGCCAAGGCACTGGACAAAGCGTCCAAGGTGGAAGCACAAGCAGCCGCCAAGTTGGCTAAAGCCGCCGACAAGGCACGTCAAGCATCTCTGGATGCAACCGCAGAGGCAGCGAAAGTTGCCGCTAAAGCTCAGAAACTTAAGGAGTTCTTCTAATGACTACTAAAGCCAAATTCCCCGGCAATACCATTCAGCTGTCCGACACTGTAGACCAGTGGGGCCGCAAGGTTCACATCAACGTCCGCAACGACAAGGTTACTCTGGTCTACCGCTGGAAGGCCAAGAGCGATAACCGTGCGCACACTCAGCGTGTGACCCTCGACGACACACAGGCAGCCCGACTGCTGGCGTCCGTAGCTGTAGCCGCTACTGTGGCTGTGGGTGAAGACAAAGTTCGGGAAGCACTCCTGACAAAAGAGGTCGGCGAAACGTCCTTATGTCTGGCCGCAGCGTCAGAAGCTAAGTGATAAACTCAAGGTCATTACTATATGTAGTGGCCTTTATGATTATCACACACAACATATTGAGAGGACATTACCATGCGTAAACCTGAAGAGATTCGTAAAGAGATTGAGGCGCTGACCAAAGAGCTGGCTGAGGCAAAGACCTACGAGGCCAAGCGTGACGCTGCTGTTCACATTCTGGAGAACTTAGGGTGGACCCATAGTGGTCACAAGGGCTGGCAGAAGCCTGCGCCAAAGTGGAGCGACTATAAGGCTCCCCTGAAGGCTGGTGAGCTGGCAACTTGGGACGACAAGGTGCTGGGCGGAATAGTGTACATACGCAGTGTGGGCGATAAGTACGCTCAGGTGTCCCACGTTCATGGTGTTAGCAAGCTGGGCGCTGATGTAATGAACAGTAGCTTTGCCGTCGAAAAGAGTAAGTTAACCGTGCGTCCGCGTGAGTATTTCATCGGTCGTCGTTAAGCAACAGGAGACCACTATGTTAGTATCCGATATCGAGGCGAACAACCTCTTAGAGAAAGTCACTCAGTTCCACTGCGGTGTCATTTATGACTACAGCACGGACGAGTACGTATCGTATCGACCTTGGGACTTCTCAGCGTATCTCGATGCGTTGGAAGCTGAGGTGGCTCGTGGTGGTCTCATCGTATTCCACAACGGTCACAAGTACGATGCCCCAGCGTTAACCAAGCTGGCTAAGCTCCTACTGAACCGAGAGTTCCACCTTCCACGTGAGAACGTAGTAGACACGTTGGTTCTTAGTCGTTTGCTGTTTGCGAACATTAAGGACTCCGACATGGCCCTGCTGCGTTCCGGTAAGTTACCCGGTAAGCGCTTCGGGTCTCACGCTCTGGAGGCGTGGGGTTACCGATTAGGCGAGATGAAGGGTGAGTACAAAGACGACTTCAAGAAGCTCCTTGAGGAGCAGGGAGAGGACTATGTGGATGGTGCTGAGTGGATTAGCTTCAACGAGCCGATGATGGACTATAACGTTCAGGACGTTGTGGTGACCAAGGCGCTCTTAGAGAAACTCCTGAGCGACAAGCACTACTTCCCAGCGGGTATAGACTTCACGGATGTGGGAGAGACAACCTTCTGGTCTGAGTCATGTGAGGCCGTCTGGCTGGAACACCGGGCCGCTTGGTTACTCGCTAAGCAGGAGCGCAACGGATTCCCGTTCAACACCAAGGCCATTGAGGAACTCTACGTTGAACTCGCTGGTCGTCGTTCTGAACTTCTTCAGACACTTACCGACACTTTCGGGACTTGGTACCAACCTAAGGGTGGCACTGAGTTATTCCTTCACCCGCGCACCGGGAAGCCTCTGGGGAAATACCCACGAGTTAAGTACCCGAAGCAGGGTGCCATCTACAAGAAACCCAAGAACAAATCTCAGCGTGAGGGTCGTGAACCCTGCGAGCTGGACACTCGGGATTACGTAGAGGGCGCTCCGTACACACCAGTAGAGCACGTTGTGTTCAACCCCAGTAGCCGAGACCACATTGCGCTCAAGCTGAAGGAAGCCGGATGGGTACCGACAGAGTTCACCGACAAAGGTGCACCTAAGGTAGACGACGAGGTCCTTGAGCATGTACGTGTGGAAGACCCTGAGAAGCAGCGTTGTATCGACCTCATCAAAGAGTACCTGATGATACAGAAGCGAATCGGTCAGGCGGCTGAGGGCGACAAAGCGTGGTTACGTTACGTTCAAGAGGATGGTAAAATCCATGGAAGTGTTAACCCTAATGGTGCAGTTACAGGGCGAGCAACGCATAGCTTCCCTAACCTTGGTCAAGTTCCGGGCGTTCGTTCGCCGTATGGTGAGCCTTGTCGAGCAGCGTTCGGCGCAGAGCATCACTTGGACGGACTTACCGGACAGCCTTGGGTTCAAGCGGGCATCGACGCCAGCGGACTCGAACTCCGTTGTCTGGCACACTTCATGTCTAAGTACGACGACGGGGCATATGCGGATGTCATTCTCAACGGTGATATCCACACAGTCAACCAAACGGCGGCTGAGTTGCCAACACGTGATAACGCCAAGACATTCATCTACGGTTTCCTCTATGGTGCTGGAGACGAAAAGATTGGACAGATTGTGGGAGCAGGTAAGGAACGCGGAAAGGAACTCAAGAAGAAATTCCTTGAGAACACCCCAGCAATCGCAGCGTTGCGTGAAGGAATCCAGCAGACCCTCGTCGAGTCATCCCGATGGGTCGCCGGAGAGCAGAAAGTCAAGTGGAAACGACGCTGGATTAAGGGACTGGATGGAAGAAAGGTACACGTTCGGTCACCACATGCCGCGCTCAACACGTTGCTTCAGTCAGCGGGTGCACTCATTTGTAAGTTGTGGATTGTCGAGACTGAAGAGTTGCTTCTCAAGGCTGGCTTGAAACACGGCTGGGATGGCGACTTTGCGTACATGGCGTGGGTCCACGATGAGATTCAAGTCGCGTGCCGGACCCCAGAGGTTGCACAGCAGGTTATTGAAATAGCGCAGCAAGCTATGCGTAACGTTGGGGAACACTTTAAGTTCAGATGCCGTCTGGATACAGAAGGTAAGATGGGTCCGAACTGGGCCGTATGTCACTAATAATACAGGAGATTTATCATGGCTATTACCAAGCGTTGTATCGTAAGTTTCGACATGAAGTTCGTGGCTTCGAGTGCGGATGTGGAAGGGTACACCAAGCGTATGCTGGGCGTGTCCCGTAAGATTGCTAACGGGGAGAAGGTATCCGGCATTGAGCTGGAACTTGCACGTGTTGCTGCCACCGAGGGCATCGAAGCGTCCATCGAGTTATCCATGAAGTCTGCCATTGTTGGCCGACTGAAGGATGAGCTACGAGAGCCTCAGGTGTCGTGTGGTAACTTCCGAGTGGGGTTCAAGCAATGAGTGAGTACCTCAAAGTTCTGGCGGCCCTCAAGGGCTGCCCTAAGTCCTTCCAGTCGAACTACGTGCGTAACAACGCTGCGTTAGTCGCTGAGGCTGCGAGTCGTGGTCACATTTCGTGCCTGACCATGAGCGGTCGTAATGGTGGCGCTTGGGAAATTACCAGTGCCGGAGTGAAGTTCCTTAAGACCCATGGAGGCTGCCTGTGAGAAAGAGAATGGTGTTCGTGCACCCGTTGGAACCTAAATCATACTGGGAAACTGCTGGCGGCATCGTCTGGTTTTATAAGGATGGCTACATGCTGCGGCAGTCCCACGTCACCCACAAGGACCTTCATGACCCGAAGATGGGTTTTAAATTCAAGGAGTTAAAGAATGAGTAAGCACACATTGTTATCCTTCAGCGACTACCGGGCAGCCCAGAAGATTGCCAAGGGTGTCCTTGTAATGGATGGTGACTGGCTGGTGTTCCAAGCCATGAGTGCCGCTGAGTTCGATGCCTCGTGGGAGGAGGAGATTTGGCACCGCTGCTGCGACCACGCTAAGGCCCGTGAGATTCTGGAGAACTCCATCGAGTCCTACAAGGGCCGCAAGAAGGCATGGAAGAATGCAGACGTTATCCTAGCGTTCACCGACCGTGTCAACTGGCGCAAGCTGCTGGTGGACCCAACGTACAAAGAGAACCGCGCAGTCGTCAAGAAACCTGTGGGTTACTTCGAGTTCCTTGAGTACGTCTTCGAAACCTACACGTGCGTCCTTGAGCCTCAACTCGAAGGCGACGACGTGATGGGCATCATTGGGTCTAACCCTCTCGTATACAACTACGAGAAGGCCGTGCTGGTCTCCTGCGACAAGGACTTTAAGACCATACCGGATTGTGATTTCCTGTGGTGTACGACTGGTAACATCCTCGTGCAGACTCAGGAGACAGCCGACTACTGGCATCTCTTCCAGACTATCAAGGGTGACATCACCGATGGTTACGGTGGGATTCCCGGATGGGGCGATACTGCTGAGGACTTCCTCAAGGAACCCTTCATTGTGGAGCCTGTAACGTCCGTACTGAAGTCCGGTAAGAACAAGGGCCAAGAGGTAACCAAGTGGGTGAAACGAGCTCCTGAGTCGGGAGAGACGCTCTGGGACTGCATCAAGTCCATTGGTGCCAAAGCAGGGATGACCGAAGCGGAAGTAATCAAGCAAGGCCAGATGGCTCGCATCCTCCGTTCTGATGAGTACAACATCGAGACTGGGGAGATTACTCTATGGCAACCGGGCAGCTGATTCTCATCGTACTGACCATGGGCTTAGTCGCTCGTGGTCTCTGGATGTTGGCCTTGATTATCAAGCAGATAGTCGAGCACAAAGCAGAGTGATAAACTCATGGGCACAATTAGGACCCACTATAGGGAAGTGCCCATTATGATTATTACTTAAAGATTACTTAAAGAGGAGACTCAAATGTTAAAACCTATAGAGCACATCCTTAACAATCCTAATGACCTTCCTGACGTACCGCGAGCTGTCAAGGAGTACCTACAGTCTCGCTTCAATGCTGACTTCCTGTATCAGTCAGAGGTCCGTAAGATGCGTGAGGCTGGCCACAGTGAGGAGTTCATCTCCGGTGTACTGTATGGTCACTACATGGCTTCTCGTGTCCTTGACGAGATGGATGGCCGTCAGCGTGCACTCAAAGAAGGAGATTGATTATGTGTTTCTCACCTAAGATGAAAGCACCTAAGGTCGACACAACGACTGTCCCTGAGCCAGCGCCACTGACGGAGGAACCTAAGGGTATCCAGTACGGTGGCGATGAGGACTCAAACAGCACCACTCCTGAGGTGTCAGGGCGTAAGTCACTCAAGGTGGCCAAGACGACCGAGCCTACAGGGTCCGTCAGTAAAATCCGCAAGTCAGCTTTAGGAGGCTAACATGGGACTGTTCAAGAAAATCAAGAAGGCTATCTCAAAGGTAGTCAAGGCACCACTCAAGGCCGTGGGCCTGGCAGCAGACGCACCTAACGTGCAGACAGCCGCTGAGACACCTGTGGCAGCACCTCAGGAAGCACCGAAAGAGGTCGTGGAGGACGTTGAGTCTTCGGCAGACACTGAGTCTGGCAAGAAGAAAACTCGTGCCTCCGGTAAGAAGTCCCTCTCAGTTTCCCGCAGCTCAGGCGGTGGGATTAACTTATGATTGGTTACGGGGAGGGCTAACAAATGGCAGAAGTTAAACTCGAAGGCTTCGCAGAGGAGGGAGCCAAGGCGGTATACGACCGTCTGAAGAACGACCGACAGCCTTACGAGACACGAGCAGAGTCCTGTGCGCAGTACACGATTCCCTCGCTGTTCCCTAAGGACTCCGATAACGCATCAACCGATTACACGACTCCGTGGCAATCCGTAGGTGCTCGCGGTCTGAACAACCTAGCGTCCAAGCTGATGCTGGCCCTGTTCCCGATGCAGTCATGGATGAAGTTGACCATTAGTGAATACGAAGCGAAGAACCTACTGGGTGACGCTGAGGGTCTCGCTAAGGTCGATGAGGGTCTCTCGATGGTAGAGCGAATCATCATGAACTACATCGAGTCCAACAGTTACCGAGTGACTCTCTTTGAGTGCTTGAAGCAACTGTGTGTGGCCGGGAACGCGCTACTGTACTTACCGGAGCCTGAGGGCTATACCCCGATGAAGCTCTATCGACTGAACTCGTATGTGGTCCAGCGAGACGCTTTCGGTAACGTGCTACAGATTGTCACTCTCGACAAGATTGCATTCAACGCTCTCCCTGAGGATGTCCGCAGCCAAGTGGAAGCAGCCCAAGGTGAACAGAAGGAAGACGCTGAGATTGACGTCTACACCCACGTGTACCTGAACGAATCCGGGGATGGCTACTCGAAGTACGAAGAGGTTGCTGAAGAGGTCGTTCCGGGCAGTGAGGCTGAGTACCCGCTCGAAGAGTGTCCGTACATTCCGGTCCGCATGGTCCGCATCGACGGTGAATCCTACGGTCGTTCCTACGTGGAAGAGTATCTGGGTGACCTCAAGTCCCTAGAGAACCTCCAAGAGTCCATCGTGAAGATGGCCATGATTACCGCTAAGGTTATCGGTCTGGTAGACCCAGCAGGTATCACTCAGGTCCGCCGACTCACGGCAGCACAGTCTGGTGCGTTCGTACCGGGCCGTAAGCAGGACATTGAGTTCCTCCAGCTGGAGAAGTCCGGCGACTTTACCGTAGCGAAGAACGTAAGCGACACCATTGAGGCTCGCCTCTCGTATGCCTTTATGCTCAACAGTGCGGTCCAACGCACAGGCGAGCGAGTCACGGCCGAAGAGATTCGGTACGTGGCGTCAGAGCTGGAAGATACCTTAGGCGGTGTCTACTCGATTCTCTCACAGGAACTCCAGCTGCCTCTGGTAAGAGTGCTCTTGAAGCAACTACAAGCCACGCAGCAAATCCCGGAGTTACCTAAAGAGGCCGTCGAGCCAACTATCAGCACTGGCCTTGAGGCTATCGGACGTGGTCAGGACCTTGACAAGCTGGAGCGTTGCATTAACGCATGGTCAGCCCTAAAGGCCCTCGAAGGCGATGATGACCTCAACTTGGCTAACCTCAAGTTACGTATCGCTAACGCTATCGGACTCGACACCGCTGGTATGCTTCTCACTCAGGAGCAGAAGAATGCCCTTATGGCGCAGCAAGGCGCTCAGATTGCTACACAGCAAGGGGCCGCAGCGTTGGGTCAAGGGATGGCCGCACAGGCTACTGCAAGTCCTGAAGCGATGGCCGCAGCGGCTGATTCAGTCGGTATGCAACCGGGCATGTAATTAGGGCACACTATAGGGAGACACATCCAGATTGAATGAGGTCTGGTCAGAAGGTTCGAGTCCTTCGTGTTTCCCTCTTAGTCTTAACTTTAAGGAGATTGAAATGGCTGGCGAATCTAACGCAGACGTATACGCATCCTTCGGTGTTAACAGTGCTGTACTGACTGGAAGTACACCTGAGGAGCACCAAGAAAACATGTTGGCTCTTGATGTTGCTGCCCGTGATGGTGATGATGCAATCGATCTGAACACAAACAGTGATGACCCGTATGGTTCCGATGTGGACCCGTTCGGCGAACCTGAAGAGGGCCGTATGCAGGTCCGTATCTCCGCTGATGGTTCAGACGAACAGGAAGGCGAAGAGGGTCAGGGTGATGAAGAACAGCAGGGCGACGAAGAGAGTCGGCCGGAGGAAGTAACAGACGATGGTGAACCTGAAGAGTTCAAACCGATTGGTGAAACTCCGGCTGACATCAACGAAGCCTCTCAGCAGCTGGAAGAACACGAAGCTGGCTTTAACGACATGGTTGCTACTGCAATAGAACGCGGTCTCTCACAGGATGCTGTGACCCGTATTCAGCAGGAGTACCAGAACGAGGACCGCTTGTCCGATGAGTCCTACAAAGAGTTGGCAGAAGCTGGCTACAGTAAGGCATTCGTCGATGCGTACATTCGCGGTCAGGAAGCTCTGGTCAACCAGTACGTAGAGAAAGTGATGGACTTCGTGGGAGGCCGTGAGCGCTTCCAGCAGGTCTACAGCCACATGCAGACCAATAACCCTGAGGGTGCTGAGGCGCTCATCAAGGCTTTTGAGTCTCGTGATGTGGCCACCATGAAGACGATTCTGAACCTAGCGGGACAGTCTCGTGATAAAACATTCGGTAAGAAAGCCGAGCGCTCTATTGCCAAGCGTGCAACCCCAGCGAAACCTGTGGCCCGTAAAGCTGTAGGCTTCGAGTCTCAAGCTGAGATGATTAAAGCTATGTCCGACCCGCGCTACCGCACCGACTCTAAGTATCGTCGTGAAGTAGAGCAAAAGGTAATCGACTCAACGTTCTAATGAATTAGGGCACACTATAGGGAGACCGCACAATCCGACAAGGAACGAAGGCATCTCCCTTCGAGTTACACAATGAGTATCACCTCGTTTCAAGTAGTACCTCAAAACATTTCGTATAAACAACATAAGGAGATTCAACATGGCTAACATGCAAGGTGGACAGCAGCTCGGTACTAACCAAGGTAAAGGTCAATCCGCAGCAGACAAGCTGGCGCTATTCCTGAAAGTATTCGGCGGTGAAGTCCTGACCGCATTCGCTCGTACCTCTGTGACCGCCAACCGTCACATGCAGCGTCAAATCAGCTCCGGTAAGTCCGCACAGTTCCCTGTGATTGGTCGCACCAAGGCTGCTTACCTGCAACCGGGCGAGTCTCTGGATGACAAACGTAAAGACATCAAGCACACCGAGAAGACCATTAACATTGATGGCCTGCTGACTGCGGACGTGCTGATTTACGACATCGAAGACGCGATGAACCACTATGACGTGCGCTCCGAGTACACCTCTCAGATTGGTGAATCTCTGGCGATGGCAGCTGATGGCGCGGTTCTGGCTGAGCTGGCTGGTCTGGTTAACCTCGCGGATTCCGTCAACGAGAACATCGCGGGTCTGGGCAAACCGTCCCTGCTGGAAGTTGGCGCTAAGGCTGACCTGACCGACCCGGTCAAACTGGGCCAAGCGGTTATCGCACAGCTGACCATTGCTCGTGCGGCTCTGACCAAGAACTACGTCCCGGCTAACGACCGTACGTTCTACACCACCCCGGACGTGTACTCTGCGATTCTGGCGGCTCTGATGCCTAACGCTGCGAACTATGCGGCTCTGATTGACCCTGAGCGTGGTTCTATCCGTAACGTGATGGGCTTCGAAGTTGTAGAGGTTCCGCACCTGACCGCTGGTGGTGCTGGCGATGACCGCCCGGATGAAGGAGCAGAAGCGACCAACCAGAAGCACGCCTTCCCGGAAACTGGTGGTAAAGTCAACAAAGAGAACGTTGTGGGCCTGTTCCAGCACCGTTCCGCTGTTGGTACCGTCAAGCTGAAAGACCTCGCTCTGGAACGTGCTCGCCGCACTGAGTATCAGGCTGACCAGATTGTCGCTAAGTACGCGATGGGCCACGGTGGTCTGCGCCCAGAATCTGCGGGCGCGCTGGTTTTCAAAGCGTCGGCTTAAGAGTAGCAGCCTTTAGTGCAACCGTTGAGAGTGAACCGGAAGAAGTAGCTCTCACGCCTCAGCAGAAGGCCGCAATCACACGTGCACGTAACAAGGCACTTAAGTCGATGGAACAATAAGCCAAACCCCTTGGGGACCACTCACGGTCTCTGAGGGGTTTTTTTCGTTAGGAGCTTACATTATGAACATGCAAGATGCTTACTTTGGGTCTGCCGCTGAGCTGGATGCTGTCAACGAGATGCTCGCAGCAATCGGTGAATCCCCGGTGACCACCCTTGACGAAGATGGTAGTGCAGACGTAGCGAACGCTCGTCGTATCCTCAACAGGATTAACCGCCAGATTCAGTCTAAAGGTTGGGCCTTCAACATCAACGAGTCGGCCACATTGACCCCTGATGCCAGCACTGGACTCATCCCATTCCGCCCGGCCTACCTGTCCATCCTAGGCGGTCAGTACGTTAACCGTGGTGGCTGGGTGTACGATAAGTCCACAGGGACAGATACCTTCTCTGGACCAATCACTGTGACCCTGATTACCCTTCAGGATTACGATGAGATGCCTGAGTGCTTCCGCCAGTGGATTGTCACCAAGGCCAGCCGCCAGTTCAACTCTCGGTTCTTCGGAGCGGAGGACGTAGAGAACTCTCTGGCACAGGAAGAGATGGAAGCACGGATGGCGTGCAACGAGTACGAGATGGACTTCGGGCAATACAATATGATTGATGGCGATAGCTTTGTTGGTGGAATCATCGGACGTTAGTCATCAACCGCATAAGGAGGGCCAAATGGCCAATAAACGAAAGCCGATTGTCAACGGTGAGAAGGAGTGCTCTAAGTGCTCCGAGTGGAAGCCCTTATCAGAGTATGGTAAGTCCTCTGGACGCCCAAGCGGACAATCACAATGCAAGGACTGCAGAAAGTCAGGTAAGCGTGGGAAACCTACCAGCGCCCAGTGTAGGTCAAGTCACCGGGAGTGGATACTCAAGAACACCTACGGAATCACTTCAGAGGAGTTTGGCCGGATGCTTGAGGAGCAGGGCGGTGTCTGTAGGATTTGCCATAAGGGTCCAAGTGGTCGGTTTAAGCACCTTTGTGTAGACCACTGCCACACAACCGGGAAGGTCCGAGGACTTCTTTGTCACGCCTGTAACAAATCCCTAGGGTTTCTTGAAGACGACCCAGCGAGGATTAAACGTCTAATTGATTATTTGGGAGGAGCATCATGAGTCTCGTGAGCCAAAGCATAAAGAACCTCAAGGGAGGCATTAGCCAACAACCTGAAATCCTACGGTACCCAGAGCAGGGTTCGCTTCAGGTCAACGGTTGGTCCTCCGAGACTGAGGGTCTCCAGAAGCGACCACCTATGGTGTTCATCAAGTCCTTAGGAGACCGTTGGTACCTTGGGGAAGACCCGTACATTCACCTCATCAACCGCGATGAATACGAGCAGTATTACGCTGTATTCACAGGGAATGACGTTCGGGTATTCGACCTGTCCGGCTATGAGTATCAGGTCCGAGGAGACCGCTCATACATCTCCGTCAGTAACCCTAAGGATAACTTGCGGATGGTCACAGTGGCTGACTACACGTTCATCGTGAACCGTACCCGACAGGTCCGTGAGAACCAGAACGTTACCAACGGTGGTACCTTCAGGGACAACGTGGATGGTATTGTCAACGTCCGTGGTGGTCAGTATGGTCGTAAGCTCGAAGTGAATATTAACGGTGTGTGGGTAAGCCACCAGCTACCTCCGGGTGACAACGCTAAAGACGACCCGCCCAAGGTTGACGCACAGGCCATTGCGGCTGCACTCGCTGACCTACTTCGCGTGGCCCACCCAACGTGGACCTTCAACGTGGGGACTGGTTATATCCACTGCATCGCCCCGGCTGGCGTTACTCTCGATGAGTTCCAGACGAGGGACGGTTACGCTGACCAGCTGATTAACCCGGTGACCCACTACGTTCAGAGCTTCTCCAAGTTGCCACTGAACGCTCCAGATGGGTACACGGTGAAGATTGTCGGGGACACGTCCAAGACTGCTGACCAGTATTACGTGAAGTATGATGCTTCTCAGAAGGTCTGGAAGGAAACCGTGGGCTGGAACATCTCGGTCGGCCTTGAGTATCACACGATGCCTTGGACACTTGTCCGTGCTGCTGACGGTAACTTTGACCTTGGGTACCACGAGTGGAAGGACCGCCGCGCTGGTGACGACGACACTAACCCTCAGCCATCCTTTGTAAACTCGACGATAACCGATGTGTTTTTCTTCAGGAACCGCTTAGGGTTCATCTCTGGGGAGAACATCGTGTTATCGCGCACCAGTAAATACTTTGAGTTCTACCCGCCGTCAGTGGCCAACTATACGGATGATGACCCGCTGGATGTTGCCGTGAGTCATAACCGCGTGTCGGTCCTTAAGTATGCTGTGAGCTTCGCAGAGGAGCTGCTGCTGTGGTCTGACGAGGCACAGTTCGTTCTGTCAGCAAACGGTGTGTTATCCGCTAAGACTGCACAGCTTGACCTGACCACTCAGTTCGATGTGTCAGACCGTGCGCGTCCTTACGGTATCGGCAGGAACATCTACTATGCGTCTCCTCGCAGCTCCTTTACGTCCATCATGCGCTACTACGCGGTACAGGATGTAAGCTCTGTGAAGAACGCAGAGGATATGACGGCCCATGTCCCGAACTACATCCCGAACGGTGTGTACAGCATCAACGGGTCTGGTACGGAGAACTTCGCGTGTGTGCTGACAAAAGGTGCTCCCAGCAAGGTGTTCATCTACAAGTTCCTCTACATGGATGAGAACATCCGACAGCAGTCGTGGTCCCACTGGGACTTCGGTGAAGGTGTGGAGGTGATGGCAGCAAACTGCATCAACTCAACGATGTACCTAATGATGCGTAACGCCTACAACGTGTGGATAGCTGCGGTGGACTTTAAGAAGGAGTCTACAGACTTCCCGTTTGAGCCTTACCGATTCCACGTGGATGCCAAGCGGTCGTACCACATCTCAGAGACTGCGTATGACATCGAGACCAACCAGACGGTAGTAAACGTCAAGGACATCTACGGTGCGTCGTTCTCTAAGGGTACCGTGGCAATCTGCGAGAGTGACGGTAAAATCACTACGTATGAGCCGATGGGTGACTCTTGGGATTCAACCCCAGACATCCGCATTAGCGGTGACGTCTCCGGTAAGGATATCGTCATTGGGTTCCTGTACGACTTCCGGTACGTGTTCAGTCGGTTCCTCATCAAGCAGGAGCAGAACGATGGCACAACGTCCACAGAGGACGCCGGACGTCTACAGCTGCGTAGAGCGTGGGTGAACTATCAGGACACTGGTGCGTTCACTGTGAGCGTCGAGAATGGCAACCGTGAGTTCAACTATCTGGTCAACGCCAGAGTAGGTTATACGGGTCTACGTCTTGGTCAGAAGGCTACGACCACTGGTCAGTATCGTTTCCCGGTGACAGGTAACGCACTGTATCAGAAGGTGTCCCTGAGTTCCTTCAACGCTTCCCCGGTGTCAATCATTGGGTGTGGCTGGGAGGGTAACTACAGCAGACGCGCCAACGGTATTTAACTGAAGGAATCCTTATGGTGTGCTCAATTAGGGCACACTATAGGGAGACCGCATTAAGAGGGGACTTAAAGCATGTACATAAGAAACACTGTAAGTAATGACTTCGAGTTATTCATCCCGGCCTACCATGACGTACTTGAGGCACAGGCCATGGGTATAGAACCATCGTTCCCAGCGGTTACTGAGTGTGTCACGTTAGACCACGATGGTTTTCCTTTGGCTATAGGTGGACACTGTGGAGACCAGTGCTGGTTCGTCACGAGTGACCAAGTGTGGAGACTCGACAGGGCTGGCAAGCTGGAGTTCCGTGAGAGAATCATGGAGTACAGGGACATGTTATTGAATGTTTATCCATCCCTGTGGAACTTTGTGTGGGTCGGTAACGGTCCTCACAAGCGGTTCCTTAAGTCCATCGGTGCTGTATTCCACGAGGAGTACACTCAGGGTGGGAAGTTCCAACTGTTCACCATAACGAGGAGGTAACTATGTGCTGGATGGCAGCTATTCCTATCGCAATGACGGCAGTACAAGCCATTGGTCAGTCACGTAATGAAGCCAAGATGATTGGCCTTCAGAATGACCAGATGCGCCGACAGTCTGCCCAGATGATTAAAGAGTCAAACATTCAGAACGCTAACGCCAGCCTTGAGCAGAAGCAGAAGCTGGAAGAAGCCAGCGCGGACCTGACCGCTAAGAATCTCGATAAGGTTCAGGCCATGGGTACAATCCGTGCAGCAATCGGAGAGGGAAACCTTGAGGGTGCCAGCATGGACCGTATCAGTCGAATCGAAGAGGGCAAGTACATCCGGGAGGCCAATGCGGTCACCGATAACTACCGTCGAGACTATGCGTCACTCTTCGCTCAACAGCTTGGTAACTCTGAGTCGACTATCGACCAAGTTAAGTCCATGCAGAAGGCGGAGAATAAAGGTAGGTCTAAGCTGTCACAAATCCTTGACGGCGCGGCGGCTGTTGGTTCACAGGCAGCATCCGCATATGCTTCCGGTGCGTTCGACAGCAAGTCCACCAAGGCCCCAATCAGTCAGGCCCAAGGTACTAAGGTAGGAGGTAAGTAATGGCTAGTAAATTAGAGCAAGCGTTGGGCCAGCTACCGCAGGCCGGGTCTACACGTATCCGTGGTGGCTCAGCGTCCATGCAGTATCGCCCAGTAACCATTCAACAGGAAGGTGTCCGGCAGTCCAACCTAGTGCAGTCCTTGGCGAAGTTTGGTACTGCGATGGGTGAGGCAGCGGATGCCTACGATAAGCGCCAGCGGGATAAGGCCGATGAGCGTTCAGACGAGATTATCCGTAAGTTGACCCCAGAGCAGCGCCGCGAGGCTATCAAGAACGGGACCCTGCTGTATCAGGATGACCCGTACGCCATGGAGGCCCTACGGTTCAAGACTGGTCGTAACGCTGCGTTCCTCATTGACGATGAAGTGGCACAGCGTGTCCAGAACGGTGAGTTCCGTACTCGTGCTGAGATGGAAGAGTATCGCCACAAACGGTTGACCGAAGGTGCCAATGAGTTCGCTGAACAGTTCATGATTAACCCAGAGGACGCTGAGTTCCAGAGAGGGTTCAACGCTAACATCACCGAGCGTAACATCTCGCTGTACGGTAAGCACGATACGTTCCTGAGCGAGCAGGCCCAGAAGGGTGCCATACTGGCCTCGAAGGTGGAACTGTCAGGCGTACTCAAAGACCCACAGGTTCTGGCACGTCCAGAGTCCGGTGAGTTCTTCCAGCGATACATCGACAACGCGATTAAGACCGGGAGTATCCCTAGCGACGCTCAGGCCCAGCAGGTTATCATAGGGTCGCTTAACGACGTCATTCAGCGTCCGGGTGCTACCAACTTCTTGCAGAGCCTTGAGGGCCGTCCGGTCACCCTTAACGGGAAGACCACGACCTACAAGGAACTCATGGGCGAGGGGCAGTGGAATGCACTGATGGTCAAGGCCCAGTCGACTCAGTTCGACAATGACGCTAAGTTGTCCGAAGGTTTCCGCCTTGGGATTACCAGCGCGTTGAACCAAGACGACACCAGCAAGGGCTGGGAGATGCTTCAGGGTGCCAAAGCGGAACTTGACCGCCTACAGCCCGGTGAGCAGATGACCCCAGAGCGTGAGCGCTTGATTCAGGCTGAGGAGCAGATGCAGGCACGTTTCCGTCAGGAGGCCCAAGCCGCAGCCAAGGAGATGGACAAGCGCCAGAAGACCATCAACAAGAATCAGGTCATCGACCAGCAGTTCACCAAGCGTATCAACGGTCAGTACGTGTCCACCAGCTACAAGGACATGCCAACCAATGAGAACACCGGAGAGTTCACGCACAGTGACATGGTGAACTACGCTAACGGTAAGCTGGCCGAGATTGACCAGATGCAGCTCACGGAGCAACAGAAGGACCGCATGAAGCTGAGCTACCTTCGGGCAGACTCAGAGGGTGGAGCCTTCCGTACCGTTGTGGGCCAGATGGTAACCGATGCCGGGTCTGAGTGGTCTGCCGCTGTGATTAACGGTAAGTTACCGGAGGACGCCACAGCGTTGAACAAACTGCGCACCATGCGTAACACCGACCCGGACCTCTTCGCTGCACTGTACCCAGACAAGGCCGACTTGTTCCTGACGATGGACATGATGGACAAGCAAGGCATTGACCCGCAGATTCTCATTGACGCCGACCGTTCTCGCCGCAGTCTCACCAAAGAGATGCAGTACGAGGATGACAAAGCGTGGGCGTCCCTGAAGAACAACTCAGAGTCCCCAGAGCTGTCCCGTATCCCAGCAAGTCTGGATGGTATGGCTCGTAAGATTTACGACAGCTTCAAGTACCGCACAGGTAACAGTGATGGTGCCATGCAGCAGGTTGACAAGTTTCTTAAGGAATCCACTGTGACCTTCAAAGGTGATGGCATGGACGGTGATACCATTGGTATTATCCCGAAGAACATCCTACAGGTCAGTGATGACCCTAAGAGCTGGGAGCAGGGCCGCGACATCCTCGAAGAAGCCCGTAAGGGAATCATCGCGGCTAACCCTTGGGTGACAAACAAGCAGCTGACTATGTACCAGCAGGGTGACTCTATCTACATGATGGACACCACTGGTACCGTCCGCATCCGCTACGACAAGGAGCTACTGACTCGCACCTATCAGGAACAGCAGCAGAGACTGGCCAAGGAAGCCGAAGAGAAGGCTCTGAAGGAAGCCACCAAGCGTGCTCCTATCGCCGCAGCCACTCA